TGCGTGATATGGATCATACATGCATACGTGATTTGTCTGGTGTTAGCATCTCTCCTTTTGATGCAGTAGAACGCCAGGCCAGCAAAGAGAGGGAGCAAGCAAATGCGAATGAGAAGAGCAGGCAAGAAGAAAAAGGGTAAAAAATACGGAAAATAAACCGTATTTTTGCACACTTGATAAATAAAAGCACAAACACTCAATAAGGAGGAACGCCTACGATGAGCGATGAATCATTGGAAACAGTAGTGGCAACTGAGGCCCCAGTACAAACTGAAACACAGGCATCTGTCAAAACCTACAGTCAACAAGAGTTTGATAACCACATGGCAGGACTTAAAAAGAGTCTTACAGCCAAGTTTGAAAAACAGTTGGGTGAACTAGGAGACCTTGACGAACTCAAACAGTTAAAAGCAAACGCTGAAGCAGCTAAACAAGAAGAAGCTATCAAGCGTGGTGAGTTTGAAAAGATCTTACAGGAAATGGCAGCAAAAAAGGATGGTGAAATCCTAAAGCGAGATAAAATTATTGAGGAATACAAAGTGAACACACCTCTATTGAATGCTGCGGCAAAATACAAATCAGTATCGCCTGAACAGGTTCAAAACCTACTACGCCAACGTGTGAGGTTAGGTGAGTCAGGAGACGCAGAAGTGTTGGATGAGTCAGGTGCTGTACGCTATGATGATTCAGGTAACCAGATGCGTGTTGATGACTTTGTAAAAGAATGGTTGGACCAAAATCCACATTTTGTACAACCTGGCAACTCAACTACAAACACCAAGAGTGCAGTAGCAGGAGCCACACCTCAAGAGTTTAATTTGGCAAGTTTAGATCTCACTCGTCCAGAGCATAGACAAGCGTACAAAGATGCAATGAAAAAAGGCATCATCCAATAAGCCAATTAGAGGAGTATTACTATGGCGTTTAATACAGCATATGACCTAGAAAGTTTAATGGTCAACACAAAAGCTGCCACCGTATACACAGCACATGAGAACTCATTGTTCTTAGCAGGTGGTATTGTGCCAGTTGTGAACCTACCAGCAGGTTCATTCACAGCACAGATTCCAGTTATGGGATCAGTAACAGCGGAATCATTGACATCAGCAGACCCTGATGCACTTGATGATTTCACAGCATTGACAGTGACAGACACAAGTGTCACAATCAACGCAAACATCTACGCAGCACGTCACGTGATGCGTGACCTAGGTGGAGTAGATCCACAAGAAACAGGTCGTGTCTTGGGTAACGCAATCCAAGCAAAGTTTGATGCAGACGTAATCACAGCAATGAACAGCTTCACAGCATCAACATCAGACTCAGATCCAATGACAGTTGACGCACTATTTGATGCAGCAGCACAGATTCGCGGTAACGGTGAAATGGGTCCATTGATTGGTATTGTTAGCCCAACAGAAGCAGCCAACCTAATGAAAGACGTGGGTAGCACAGCATATGCTGGTGGTGACTTCCAATCAGAAGCAATGAGAAATGGTTTCTTAGGTACCATCGCTGGTATCCGTATGTTCCAATCATCATACATCTCAGGCGCAAACAAAGGTTTCGTGTTTGGACAAGACGCAGCAAGAATTGCAATGTTCAAAAATGTTGACCTAGAGATTGCACGTAGAGCAGAAGCAGTGGGTAATGACATTGTTGCTAACCTACACGCTGGTGTTGGTGTCATTGACGCTAACCGTGGCATTAAACTAGTCAACGTATAAGGAGCAGGTAGCATGGCATTCATTGTAGAATCATCAAGCGTTATTAGTTTTGCAGAGTACCAAGATGTTCTTGACCAAGACCAAAGACTGTTTGACGGCAATGAAAGCCTCACTGACGACATAGTTGAAGAAGCATTGATACGAACAACACAAAGAATACTGTCTCGTATCAAAAACACTGATTGGTGGCAGAACTTGTATATCCAGCATACCACAGGTTCTGTCAATCGTTTGGACATACCAAATCCTGACCCAGATAAGATACAGGCAAGACAAGATGACTTCACTGATCTTTGCGTTTATACCGCATTGGCAGAACGCATCTTACCTAGTATCGCAGACTTTGGCGACGAAGATAACGCTGAAAGACGCAAGATGGGATATTATGAAAACCGTGCAACTGAACTGTTCATGGAAGTCATAAACGCAGGTGATTGGTATGATTTTGATGGTGACGATACTATCCAAACAGATGAGAAACGACAGGGTAATCTACGATTGGTGAGAACTAGATGAGAAGCGAAGTATTAACATACCTGAAAACAATCAACCTTGGTACATACACTCTAAGTGATGAACTGCCAAGAGATGAATCAGGTACGCCACTCTTCTTAAAAAATCCACGCAGACTATATGTGGATCAAACTCAACATGAACAGACGCCTCTGTTGCGAACACTGAATGGTACATTCGTTAACTTGAATACTCAAACCGTAACAGTGGTCTTCAGCAATGACGCCAAACAGTTACCAGCAAACTACGATGCGCTAGTAGAACTTGTAAGGGCCGCAGATGCTATTGAAACAGATCAAGGATTCAATGACAGAAACAGTGAAGTGTTGACTGACATAGACCAAGATCTTTTGGTAACAACTGTGACGCTTACCTATACAAAGATAAGATAAAGGAACAAACAGCATGGCATATATCTTTCCAGCACCAGGTGTAACAGATGTTGAGATGACTCTAGGCATTAGCGTAGCAGCCAACTCAGCATCATCACCTGAACTGACATTGCCTGGTTTACAGGATGTCACAATCAACGCTGCAACTGACGTGTTTACCTGGACTCAACTTGATGAAACTTCAAAACAACAGATTCCTACCACTGCAACAAACTCAGTGAATATGAACATCGTTTTGGATCAAACAGCATGGTTTGGGGACTCAGGTGAAACATCAGGTGAAGCGGACTTCATTGGTGTTTTTGCACTAAGCCAAAACAAGACCAAGATTGACTTTGAAATCTACCTAGGTGACACTGACGCAGGTGCCGCAGGTAAAACACTTTCAGGTGAAGGTTACATCACAGGTCTAGCACCAACAGTGAGTGCTGATGCCCCAGTATGGGTATCACCAATCACTATCACCGTAACAGGTGACTACACAGTTAGCTAAACGCAGAGCGTGAGGCAAACGCAAAATAGGCGCTTTTTGGGCGCCTATTTCTGTATCTAGATAAATATCTATGTTAAAGAGAGTGAAGGTTTATGGATATAATAGACAACAAATCTACCAAACAACTGTTGGACAGTATGGTAGGTGAGTTAGCAAAAGCACAGAACGAAATGCGTTGTGCTCAAAGAGACACAGACAAAGCCAATAAACGAATATCATTTTGTTTGGCAGTAATAAACGCATTACAGAATAGACACAAGGATTAGAAGATGAAACTAGAAGCACTAGCAACAATACCCAAACTACAATGCCTAAAAATCACAGACGAAGAGTTTGTGAAAAAATATGGTGACGAAATTGAGTTCTACATGTATGATCGTCATGACATGGACATGTACCTACGAATGAGTCAAGTCAATGGTAGTGATGTAACTGCAATCGCAGCACTCACAAGAGAGATTGTGCTCAAGGATGATGGCACTCCTGCACTAGCAGAAAATGAAGTGTTACCACCTGACATGATGTTAAAAGTTATTGAGACTGCGATACAACACATGGGAAACCAGCACAGCCAGACTTCAGAAACCTAACTAAGGTTGATGACGCTTGGTTAACACTGGATTTTGTTGCACGAAGATACGGAGTATTACCAAGCACAATACTCAAGTCTGGCGACAGCGTGGATTTCAAATGTGCATTTCTAGGTGTTGAATATGAAGCATGGCAACGTGAAGCAGCTGATCGTGAGAGAAAAGGATTACCAAAACCACCAACTGGGCAAGCGGTAAGCACACAATCACTGCAAAGCATGTTAGATGCAGTTAGGAAGGAAGGGTAATGGCACTACCGTTACTAGGAATCACAAGATTAGCAGGAGCAGCAAGAGGCGTTGCTGGTCGTGCTGGTGATCGTGCATTTCGTTTGATTAGGTTGACTAGAAACGCTGAACGTAGACAGCGTGTGGTAAATCTCAAACTAAGAGCACTGCCTAGATCAGCTCACAAGTTCTTCCGCAACACAACACCTATTGACACAGGAAACGCCAGACGCAGAACAAGATATGTCTCACCAGACACTATAAGTGCTGAATACAACTACGCAAATAGATTGAATGAGGGCTACAGTCGTCAAGCCAAGTCAGGCATGACCAAACCTACAATAGAATATCTAAGGCGTTTGATAAGAAGGATATAAGAGGGCATGGCAACAACAATAGATCGTTACAAACTCATAGTAGATACCAGTAGTGCAAAAACTGGTATTGCTGGACTAGTAGGTACACTAAAAGGATTAGGACCTGCCATTGGTGGTGTGTTTGCAGTAGCA